GTAGGTAAAGGTGTCCGCAGCCCGCCCGGGGATCACGGGGTGGTGGCGGCGGTCGGGATCGCTACAGCGGTCTCGTTGATCGTCACGGACAGCCACTTGCCGGTGCTGATCAGCGGCACAGCACGCGCCTCGGACTCGATCGTGCGGTAGTCCTCCTCGGCCAGACCCAGCCCCGGGAAGGAGGAGAGGATGCACTTGTGGAGGGTGAAGTGGACGTCGCCGCCGATCTGGTCCGAGCCGCCCACAGGGGTCGCCCCGACGAGCTTGAAAGGAAGCGGCCGCGCGTCGGTGTCGAGGTCCCACGTCGTCGACTGCGCGGGCGTGGTCCCAGCGTCGGTGACGTCCCCACCGAGCTGCGCGGCCAGTACGTCCAGGCTGAGCTTGGCGTACGGGAAGCTGACGGTGACGTTCGTCAGAGAGCTGTCGGAGTCCAGCAGCTGGTTGTCACCGCGGAGCTCCTTCACCTCCACGTCGCCGGAGATCTCCATGCTCTTGATGCCGGGCACGTCGATGGCCTCCCCGTAGGTGGGGGTGCCGCCGGCGGGGTCGGTGAGGAGCGGGGCGATCTTCGCGTCCTTCACGGCGTACAGCTTCGTCACTCGTGAGATGGGCATGATGTGTGTCCTTCCTGGTGCCGGGGTTCGGCCCGGACGGGATGTCAGTCGACGGTGTGCGGCGGGTCAGGGTTCGGGGTCGGCTGCTCCGGGATCTCCAGCACCGACCCCGGGATCAGAGCGGCAAGCTCCTCCGTGGGCTGGCCCGCGGCCTGCGGCGGCACCGTCCCATCGATCAGCCACCACAGGACCCCGGGCCGGCGCGGGTCGGTGGAGATGGCGATCGCACCGTCGGTGACGCCCTGCTCGGGGTCGACGCGTATGACGGTGGACCCGGTGGGGACCGGCCAGTCCATGCCCAGGTAGGTGATGACGTCCTCGCGGGGGAGGGGGATGTAGGTCGCGGTCATGCGGGGGTTACCTCACTGGTCAGGAGCGTGCGGTGAATGAGCACCTTGATGGAGGCGCGGACGCGGTTGTCGGCGATGGGGTACCGGTCGATCTCTGTGGCCTTGACCGCGGTGACCTTGGCTGGGTGCGCTGGGAGGCCGTGGCCGTGAAGGGCGCGTGCGATGGTCTCGGCCAGCCCGTACCGCTCGACGGCCCGCGCCTTCAGCGTGTTCTCCTTGGTGCGGGCGTACTCGACGAGGTCGACCGCCGCCGTCTCGATGATGTTGACCTCGGCGTCCGGGTCTCCGAAGTCGCCGTTGCCGGAGGTGTTGAGGGCGATGCCGAGGGCCTCCGTGACGACGATGAAGGGCGGGGCCTGGCCAGGACGTGGGCCGTCGCGGAACACCGGCACGCCGAACTGGAGCCCTTCCAGCCTGGCCTTAATCGCACCGCTCGTTGTGGCCGCCACTACCTCACCCGCCTTCCGGCGCGGGCCAGCTCCTCGCGGAGGAACGTCTCAGCCATCGCGATAGCCGGGGCCAGGAACGGGTGCGGGGCGGTACCCGGGTGGTCGACGTACGCCACCGGGTGCGCAGCCCCAGGCCACCACAGGGCCTGCCGGGTGCGCGGGTAGATGCGGTGCGGGGCCGTGCCGTGCTCCACGTGCTCCGCGTAGTTGACGTTCGTGCCGACGGTGACGTCGTACGTGCGGCCGTGGTCCTCGGACCGGGACACGATCGACGAGCGGAGCCGACCGGTGTCGACTGGGGCTCGTCGCCGGGCTTCGTTCTGCACGCGGGTGCCGGTTCGGTCTGCGGCCCGTTTCGACTCGGTGGACAGGCGCCCGACCCAGCGGCGGAGGCCGCGCTCGAACTGCCGCGCGTCCATGCTGAACGATCCGGAGACGGCCATCAGATGCCCCCGATCAGCGAGTGCCCGCGGTTGAGGTAGCCGACGAGGAGCGCGTCAACCTGCGTGGATCCGGTGGACGCGGACGGGGGGAGCGGCTCGGCGTCGTTGGTGGTGTCCTCGATGCGGACGTTGTTGCCCTCGTCGTCGACGTCGAGGCCGGGGGCCTGTGTGGCGTCGGCGTCGGACGGGGCGGCGGCTGCCTGGACGTGCGCGGCGAGGAGGGCGCACGCCTGGGCCACCAGAGGCGGCACGGCCGCGTACCCGAACTCACCCTCCACCCGGGCCTGCTCGGCTCCCCACCGGTCGAACAGCCCACGCCACCCGCCGTTGTACGACTCGGCCCCGACGATCAGATCGTCGTAGCCACCCCACCGCAGATGCACCGCGTCGACCCCTCCGAGCGTCTCGGACGAGGTGACCCGGTACGCCGTCGCCGGGAGGCTGGTGCCATCCCCGCCGTCGAGGACCGGGGCCACCGCGGTGACCGACCGGACGCGGCGCGGGAGGAGAACCAGTCCTCCCGGCGCCACGTCCGCCACCACCACCAGTGGGGTCGGCTCGAACAGCTGCTGCGTGTAGCGCTCAATCTGCTCCGTGGCAGCGGTGATCCACGCGGCGACCTCGGCATCCTCGCCGGTGCAGCCAGCCGCGCGGGCCTGGTCCACGGAGCAGTACGCCATCCGTCAGCCCTGCTCGTTCGTGTCGGCGCGGCCCTCGGCCTCTGCGGCGTCCAGCTCGCGGCGAACGCCGGCCGTGACGACCTGGCCCTTGACCGCGATCTGCCGGGCGTATCCGCCGGGGTGGGTGTTCACGACGGGCCCGGTGACGCCGCCGCTGCCCGCACCGTCCAGGGCACGGAATGCGTCCTCGGGGGCCTTCTGGCCGACTTCCCAGCCGACCCCAGCGTCGTACTCCTGGGTGCGGACGGTGGCCGCCGGGGCGGTCTCCTCCGGCTTGCTGCCTCGTGCTGCCATGTCAGCTACCTCCGATGACGCCACGCGTCCGCAGAGCGGCGAGCAGCGCGTTGAATTCGGCCTGGGTGGGGGCGCCCGCACTGTTGTTGATCGCGGGCTTGCTGGTGCCGTCCATGAGGCCGGGGGCCGTACCGATGACGCGCATCGTCACGACCTCCTGGCCCACGGTCCGGGTGCCGCCCTTGGTCAGGTTGACCTGGACGGGGACACCGGCCATCAGGGCGCCGCCGCGAACGTGATCTTGACGAACGCTGCCGGCGTGTGGACCGCGACGTTCGCCCTGTGCTCCGCGAGGATCACCAGGGTGTTGTCGATGAACAGCGACGCGTGGCTATCGGACATCAGGATCGTGATGCCCTGACGGCGCCACATCGTGGCCCCCGCCCGGAACCCGCCGAGGAGGCCGGTGCCCTGCGCCATCGCGACGGTGGTGACGACCCGCAGGCCCCACAGGCGCATGGCCGCACCGGGCTCGGTCACCGAGGTGATGACCCGGAACTGCCCGTTGGCGTCGGTGTCGAGCTCGATGTCCTGCCAGTCGAGCGGGTTGAGGATCACCGAGTCCGGCGGGTACAGCGCCAGTTCCGCCTGCGTCCGCGCCTTCCTGACCGTGATCAGCTTGGCGTCGGTGTTACCGGAGCCAGGCTGGTACACGCCGATCCCGGGCGTTGTGAGGATGCCCTGCATCTCCGTTGTCCCGTTCCCGGTGAGGACCTGCCGGTCCTCCTTGAAACGGAGCCCGTACGTCAGACGGCCGTTGATGTAGCCCATCAGCTGGCTGTTGTCGTCGGCGGCCTGCCGGGTGAGGGGCGTCCAGTGTGCGACGGTCTTGAGCGTGGTCGTGACCAGCTCGAACTCGAACGGCCCGGACATGGGCTTCGTCTTGCCCTCGGCGACCACGGCCGCGTTGTTCCACGTGCCCGACCCGGTGACCGGACCGGAAATGTCCCGCAGGTACTCCAGCGTGGTGCCGTCGGACGTCTGCTGGTCCAGCAGGTCCGCGACCATCAGCGGGTAGTCGGGGTTCTCCGGGATGACACCGGGAACCCGGGTGTTCTGGAGCGGGTACGTACCGGTGGTCGTGGTGCCGGCCGGGGCGTCACGGACGTCGGACGGGCCGAAGCTCTCGCCGGTCTTGCCCTGGTAGTTGTTCGATCGGTAGGCGGCGAGGGCCTGGGACCGGATGAACGCCTCGGCGACGGTGACCGGGTGCTGGCGGCCGGTGTCGTCGGGCTGCATGCCCGGCTGCTGGCGCTGCTGGGTGCCCTGGGGCTTGGGGTCACCGGCGGGGAGGTTCGCGGC